ATCTCACCAGCATCCTCCACAGATTGTGTACGGCCCTTGATTTGTTCTTTTATCTTTCTTTCCTCTTCAGATGTTTCAGGCTCACCTGATGCCAAGTTAATTAGTGTACCAGCCTTGAATCCATTCTGCAATTCATACATGTGGAATTTACTGATGTCAACATCTGTCTGAATGGCTGTAATACCACCATAGTAAGGAGGCTTTGGATAGATTCCTTTCTCACCTCTTGCTTGCTTAGATGGCTCCTTATAGTACAGAATGAATGATCCAGTGCGATTGTTCTCATTCAGTGCTGGATAGCTTCTATAGTTTGTCTTTTCTGCTGATTGCTGCAAAGCTGACCAGTCATCAGATACATAATACAGTCTTTCATCCTCAGTGATTCTGATCAGGTCAATATCCATGTGCTCCCATCTCACTACCTTGGTACCTTCTCTGTTCCATGTACCTATCACAGCCATTGCACCAAACACCTCAAAGTCAAAGGCCATTCTTTGAGCAATCTCATTCATGTCAAAGTCAGCAAATGGATTGGCAAGGAAAGCAGTCAGATCACCTGATACTGCCTCAAGGCCACCACCAGCAATGTAGTAGGTTTTATTCTTTATGATACCTTGATGCCAGGCACTACCTTGCAGTAGCTCTATCAAGAAAAATGGATAGTCATTTTTGCGGCCCCATTTCATGAAGCCTCTTTGAGAATCTTTCTCCTCTACTGGCAATTGATACTGCTTGCTGAATGACAAGCTGGTGATCTTACTCATATATGTTATTTAATATTGTTGTCGAAAATTCATTTGATGGTGAATCAATCTCATACACATGTGCTCTGCCCTCTTCACATAGATTGTCAGCGAGATCAGGATCTAAATTACTGCTAGATGTCTGCTCAAATATTCTGTATGTGTAAAAGCCAGCATATGGGAAAGTCACATCCACCAAATCCTCAATCACAAACTCATCAAATCTTGATGTGCTTGTACTGATGTTTGGAAGTATGCAAGTCACAGATTCAAAGCTCTGCTCATGCGTAAACTCAAGGAGCCAATAAGGGGCTGTCAGAGTCTGATATTCCGTTACTGTCACTATCAGTGTTGATGTCTGATATCTCTCGAGTCTTAACATTTATTATTTTTATTTTAGGCTCACTATTTACAAAGATATGCAAAAGTCCTAGTTTAATATATAACTCCTCGTTGCCTTCCTCAATCACAAAGTATCTATTCAATAGATTACTCTTGACTTTGGCTCCAATAAATTTCTGATCTATTTTCATGGCTCTAATTTAATAAAAAAAGGGAAAGGAATACTCATCCTCTCCCTTCTAGTATTTGGTTTGATTAGGTAGATTAAACTACTGGAGACTGTTGAGTCAACAAAGTTGCTACAATACCAGCTGCTACATCAGGTACTTCATTGTTTTCAAGACCAGCCAAGACAATTGAATGTCCATTTCTGTCTGATTTGAGAACACCTGAAGTGTATTCTGATCCATCATTGATTTGTAGACCTTCGTCAAGTCCTAATGCCACATAAGTACCATCAGCTTTCTCAACAATTGCTACCACTTCATTCTGTCCAAGTAAGTGGATCTCAGCACGAAGCTCCTTTGTATCTGATGCTAGGATCATGTTCAAAGATTGCTCATACCATAAAGTTCCATTCTCTTTGTTTACTCGGATAGGCGCAGTGTAGCTAGATAAATTTGATTTCAATTTGTACTGGAATACCTCACCAGTGACAGTCAATGTTGTGATTTCATTGTTTGTCAATGTTGGCCCAGTTGCAATTGATGCTATTGGGAACAAAATGACCGATTTGATGCCACCTTTTCCATTGGTGCATGTACGATCATTATATCCGGTTGTAAGGGTACAGCTCACGATTCTTAGTTTTAAAGTTTGAAAAAAGGGGAGAGCTAACCCTCCCCGTATTTGTTAATTAGTTAGGTGATCCAGTTCCGTTCCAAACTCCGATCTGATCCAAGAATGGTACTTGTACACCAGCTCTGAATTTAGATCTGATATAGATAACATCATCATCTTGAGAATACCACAAATCGTAGTTATCAAAGTCAGAAGATAAGTCAGTTCCGAATACAAAGTGCGCTGCTTTACCAGTGTAGATATTGTCAAGACCATTAAGTCCTGGTACTTTTACCACTCGCATATCTGTACCTGGTACGATGATCTCTTCCATTGTAGCAATTTGTGCTGGAGAATAGTGGAAGAAATTAAGGTCTACCAAGTTCTTCATCAAGTAGTTGAAGTTCTCACGGCCAGCAAAACATACAAAATCACTAGCTTCAGCTACAGCTTCAGGAGAATTTGTAAAACACTCATAGAATACATCATAAGCGTTTGATGCATCAATGCTTGCAGTTGCAGAAGTGTTCAAGTTCACACATCCGTTAGCAGTTTTCAAGAATTGACGGTATCCATTCATCCACTGAAGATTACCAGTACCAGTTGCTTTGTTACCTTTCCAAATCAATTTGTCTAACTCAAGTGCATGTAAGCTCAAAAGGTAGTTAGTGATTTGTGCTTCAAAAGGAAGTTCTTTGTCCTCAGCAGATGCACCTGGGCGCAAAGCCAATTGAGTCCAAAATCCAGCCAAATCTTTTTGACAGAATCTCTTCATGTATCCAAGAGTCTCAACAGCAATTGCACGATCAGTGAATACTGTATCTCCAGCTGGTGTCATTTCGCAATCTCCAGCTTGGTAAGTCAAAGTATCATCTAATAATTTGATCTCTTCAGATCCTTTGATACCTTCTTGAATTGTAATGTAACGTAAAGTCTTTGCTTCAGTTACTGATCTAGTGATAAGATCTTCTCTTTGCTCGTCTACATATGCTGCCAAACCTGACACATCATAGTCGAATTTTTGCTTGATAAACTTTTTTAAGCTCATTTTCTTTGTTATTTAATTTGTGATTTAAGGAATAATTGACGTGATGTCAATGTACTATTTGTTCTAGCGAATTTCTCGCCTTCAATTATGCTGTTTGATGGCATTGCTTTGAATGATTCAAAATCATTTTTCATTGCTGCCATCTCAGTGCGAAGAGTTTCATTATCTGAAGCAATAGTCTGCATCATTTCACCTATAGCTTCTACAGCTGTAGAGAATGATGACATCTTTGCATTCACAATTGATTCTACTTGCTCAGCACTCATTGATTCTTGTTTCATTTCTTCTGCATTGATAGCTGCAATGACTGCTGTTGCAATGTCATAGGCTTGCCCCATTTCAATGTTCAAAGTTGCTGCGATTGCCTCTGTAGCTCTTTCTAGTGCTGCTGGCATCTCTTCAATGTCAATAGCCTCAAACTCATCAGAGCTTGCTGCTTGTTCTGTTGCTCTCTCATCAATAACCTCTAACACTACACCATTGGCATCTGTTATGATCTTGATTCCAGTAAACTCACCACCTAATTCATGTGTACCTTCCGGAGCTGGAATCTGCTCACCATCAGCAACAATAAATACAGTAGTACCTACCGCTAGTTCACCCTCATATGATACAGCTGTACCATCTAGCAAAACTGCCTCACCAAATGCTTGAGCTTCTGTTGTTTCAGTAGCTTCAGCAGATGTTGAAAACATTGCTTTCATGTCAGCAATTGCATCCATTATTTTTTTGAAGTTCTCGTTCATTTGTTTGTTATTTAATTATACTATGTTTAATTGTTCCATTTAGATCATTCAATGCCTTGAATATCTGTGCCATCATCTCTGATTCAATAGTGCGATCTGTTGCTGTGATCTGAAAATATCCCTCAACACTAAAGCCAGTAAACTTGCCCTCTTTAGCTTTCTCCCAAACATCCTTATCAGTTACCTTGTAGCTGACAATCCAAGATCCATCATTTGCATCATGGAATCTCTCAGGAGCTGTGAATCCTTTGTCATTATCTATCTGATAGCTGTGGATCATGTAGATCCCATCAACTACATTGGATGAATTGTGCTCAATATTTACATTGTTGAAGTTGCCTCTCCTAGCATAGTCATGAATGATGTCCTTGATAGCAGCCTTTGTGAATACCACATAATACTCCTCATTGCTATCCTCATCAAATCTATAGATAGGTGTATCAGCAGAGATAGCCACACCAGTGATCACTTGCTCCTCATCATTGAATTGAAATTTCTTAGCTTGTGAGAATGTTTGAAAACTTATCTCATGCGCTGGATCTCTCACTAGTGAATTAAATTCCACAGATGTCTCTGCTTCATTCAAATCAATTGAGATTTCATAAATAGGCAATTCTTTCATCATATTAGATAATATGTATTTTTGTTCCATGATTCTAGTATACCCACATAAGCAAGGCAAGGAAGGCAGCACAATACAGCACTCCATTAACTGGGCCTTAAAGAGATATCCTAATGCAGAAGTCTACATCATTGGTGATCATGTCCGGGGATACAATAATATCATCCCTGATGCAAGGTCATCTGTCAGAGGATGTGATGTGACTCACAAGCTGCTGACATTTGCCAGGCACATTGGCGACAAGTTCCTATACATGAATGATGATTTCTTTCTTGGTCCTAAATTCAATGAGGATATAGTGCTGTCAAATGGCAATCTGATGATCAATGATCTTCATGCACCCACATATCAAGAGGCTTGTCAAAATACTATGGATGTGCTCAAAGCAATGGGATGCACCACAATAAACTTTGAATGTCATCAGCCAGTGATGATGGATAGTCAGAAGCTGATTGAATTATTTAACTCAATATCTTGGGATGGCCACAATCACTTTGTGAAATCACTCTATCTTAATTACTACCAGGTACCACATTCACCTGGACAAAATCTGAAGCTAGGCAGTGACATAAAAAAGGCCCAACAATTGCTGGACCTTTATGGCTCATTCTCATGCTCAGATCAGTGGATGAGAGGGAACACACAAGTTAAATTTCTTACCACACACTGAGCTTGTTCTGAATAGCCACGTTATTCTGTGTGCCGGTGATGTCAGACTCTAAGACATATACTTGATTGATTCCAGCTGATTGCTGTGCAGCCAATGCAGTAAGATCAGTCTGCTGTGTATTTGTGTTAGCATTGGCACCACCTAATTCTGTGGCTGAAGCTCCAGCAGATACACCTCCGCTAGTGTCAAATGTTGGTGCTGTGCCTGATTGATATTTTGTTGCAGCAATAGCAGCTATTTGTGTAGCACCAATCAAGGCAGCTGAAGCAATCGCAGCAATACCAGCTGGTGATGGCGGCGGCCCAAACTGAGCAATCCCCTTCACAATAGCTGATGCAGTATCAATAGCTGCTTGACCTATTCTCAGAATCTTATCACGTTCAAATTGTTTCTTTTTAATAGCCTCAAGTGCATTGAAATTCTTGAGCTCAATCTGATACTTTGCAGCTGCATAGTTTTCATCTATAGCTTTCCTTTGTTCAGCCGTTAAATTAGTATTCTCAAGTTCAGACTTGTGTTTAGCATCCAATGCAGACAGCTCATCATTGGCTCTAGTTTGCATGTTCTGCATTCTTGCATCCTCCAATGCGCTAAAGGCATCATTTAAGGCACTGAATTGGTCAAAAATAAACTGAGCATTGTCCAGCTGTTTTTGAAGTCTCTCAGCATTGTATTTGTTCTGAATCTTACTGATCTCTTGTTGCTGTTGCTCCTCCAGTTTAGTGATATCAAGGCCATATTGTTTGGCACCCTCAATCAGTTTAAAGTATTTGTCTGTGACTGCTTGCTCTTCTGTTTGTTGAGCACTCAATAAAGCCGCATTGTATTCATCAAAGAAAGCCTCTTCTGTTGCAATTTCTTCCCTTCTTAGAGCTTCTTTACGATTGAATTCAGCTATATCAAGATCTCTTTTTTCTTTCGCTGTCTTTTCAGCTAGATCAATCTCTATCTGTGCATACTTAGCCTCAATATCATTCAAGGAATTTTTCAAAGCCAGCCTCAAGGTAGTAGTATCTTGATTATTTTTGACTGCTAGTGCTATAACCTCGTTAAATTTCTTCTGTTCTGCTGCAATCTCTTGCTCCTTATTGGAAAGCATGGATAGATTAAAGGCATCCTCAAGCTCTTTTATCTTGGCTAGATCTGTCTTTCTTTGCTCTCTTGCCTTATCAGATGCAGCCTTTGCCTTATCAGCTTGATCCTTTCGTACTTTCTCAGCATTCTCTGCTACCTTAAGTGCATTTTCAAGTACCTTTATTTCATTGGCAGAATCAAAATCTCTTAATTTCTTTTTTGAGCCGAAATAGACATCTTCTAATTCTATCAATTGATCAAGAGTAGCTTTCCTATCATTTAATGTTTTATAATATGCATTCTTTGCTGATTCAACATCATTAGCTAAGAATCTTCTTTGCAAAGCACTTTGTTCACTTTTTATTCTGCTTACTTCTTTCTCACTATCTCCTCTTAATTTTGCTTGTGCAACAAGTCTAGCTGTGTCATTTTCTACTGATTGTATTAATTGATTTGTAGCTTCTTGTTGCTCTTGCAAACTCTTTTTTGTTGCATCTAATTGTGCTTTCAATTTTTCTTGTTGCTTAGCAGCATCCTCTGATTCATCACCAAAGAATCCCATTGCTTCAGCTGCTAATCCTAGCAATACAACAATAGCACCAATACCAGTGGCAATCAATGCAATCCTAAATGCTTTCATGGCTGCTGATGCTGCCACCGTTGTAGTAGTCACAGCACCTTGAGCTGTTGCTAATCCTCCTGATGCCGCAGTTTGTGCAACAATTGCTGTTGTAGTACCTCCCTTAATGAATGTACTTAATTTCTCAAGACCATTTCTCAGCTGGATGCCTAGGATAGCATCCTTATTCAAGTTATTGGCAACAGTTGAAACAGCATTCACTACACCTTGGACAGCTTGCAGCTTCACCATTGTCTGCACCAATTGCTCAGACTCTACACCAGTCAATGCCATAGCTGACTGAAAGCCTCCAAAGATAGCAGCTCCAGTTTCTATTCCAGCTAAAGATGTATCAAGGCCAACAAAGTCTGATGATAGTGCTGTTGTTGCAGCCTTTAGATCACCAATCTCATCTTTCAATGCCGCAGCATTACGAATGGCATCTGCACCCACTGGCGACTCAACACCAGCTTGAGCTGCAATAGTCTGATACTGCTTCATGACTTGAGTCATCTCTCTCAAGCTCAATCCTCCAGCTTCAACCCTTGCATTCAGCTCCGCTAGTTTCTCAGCAAAGGCATCTGTGCCAGCATCTGAGGCAGCAGTTTTCTGTGTTGCTTGTAGATCCTTATTCAGATTGTTGACTGCCTTGTCAAATGATTGTACATCTTGTACACTGTTGCCAGTGTCAACCCGTAGTGAAAATACTGCTTCCTTATTTGCCATGTCTATATTCAAAAAAAGGCTAGTTGCCCAGCCTTTGTAAAGTTAATATTTTAACAATAGATTATTTTAATACCTCAATAACTACTGCATCAATAAGTGCTGAATTCAGTTCTGAATAGTCAACTCTAAAGCTATTTCCCTGTTCATCTGAATAGTCTGCAAATATCTCATTCAAAATAGTGATTGTTCTATACTCAGTTGTTGCTGGATTGCCAGATGGTTTCTTAGAGTAAAGGTCATCTACTACTAACTGCACTCCGACAATTGAATCAGTTGCTACCTTCTTATTTTCTTTATCTGTAATTACTTGAGTCTCTCCGTACCCAAATATATGTAATGTATTGTAAATTGCCATAGTTTATAATTAAGCGTAAATAACCTCTGTTGTATCTATTACCGCAGTCCACTGAATGTTAGTTGCTGCTGCACCCGTTACTTGTACTCTAAGACCTCCGTTAGTTGTATCTGCCGCCAAAGTAGGTGTACCCCAAGCTGGTGTATTCTGTACCAATGTTACATTAGAAACATTCAATGTAGTAGCTGCTGCGTTTGCACCTCTTACAAGGAATCCGTCTATATCCCAAACTGCTGCATTCACACTACCTGATTGTTTTCCAACAATGCTACCTTTAAATCTATATGCTGATTGATTAGATAGAATTACTTGATTATTTGTTGAAGCTGCACTAGAGTTAGTAGTTAAAGTAGTAGCTGTATTGTTTGTAGTTCTTTCTCTTAGAATAAATTTAGAGGCTTGGGAATCACCTGCTGTCCCTTCTTGACCACTTGCATAAACTTGTCTTCCATATATTCCAAAAGAATGTCCTTGATATCCAATAACAGTTGAGTAATCACCATTTGCAGTATTTAATCTTCCTAACGTGAGCGCTCCAACTGCACTAGAAATATTTGACATTCCAAAAGAAAAAGAAGGCTGCGAACTTGTAGTATTACTGTGTCCTACAGCCATAGATTGTGCGCCACTTGCTGCGTTAGATGCCCCAAAAGAATACGCATAACCAGTACTTGATGAATTCGAATCTCCAATAGCAACAGACGTATATCCACCACCCGTAGCAGTATTTGAATTTCCTAGTGTCACATCAGCACTACCATTTGAACTATTATTTAATCCAACTGAAAAAGACCCATCACCTGCTGCTTTATTTCCTTTTCCTCCTGGAATACACGAATGATTACCACTAGCAACGCTTGTAGCAACGACGGTTCTATCTCTTTGTAAATCAACAGCATATTGCCCTCTTTTGTTACCTCCAGTTACAGTATTATCTGGCACTTGCGCTAATATTGCTCCATTGCCTTTTGGAACTATTGCTACATCTGCATTTGTTGCAGCCGTTACTGGTGTCAATGAATTAACTGGTACAGTAGCGTTTGGTGCTGATGTATTTTCTGCTTCAGTGAATTCTGTTAATCCTCCTGATGCCGGCACTGCCCACGTTGCATCACCTCTTAAAAACTTTGTAGTATCATTTGGTGCTTTTGGTGCAAAGCCATGCTTCGCTGTACTTACATCATTTGTGGTGATGTCTGAAGTAGTCATATTCGCATCTGTCACCAATGCCTTGATGTTGGCACCAGTTACACTGCGTGATGTGTATAAACCACCACCAGCTGATTGAGATACCTCTACTAGATCAGTATCTGCTATTGTTGCCCCTTTGGCCGTTAAGCCTGATATCTTTACTCCCATGTCTTATTCTATTATTCGTTGTTGATTATCTTCTGTTATTCTATTGATACCATCCTCAGATAGTCTGTTGAACAGCGCATCAGCCACAGCCTTAATGGCAGCAGTTGCACTATTAAACATCATTGTGAATCCGTATCCGTACATCTTACAAGATTAAAGCTACAGATCCTGATGTCAAATCAATAGCTGAAAATTTGCGAGCTCCAGTACATCTAATCATTGCTCCGGCTTTTACTGCTGTGCCTGGTGTAGTTATTAACTCAGCTTTGATGTCAACACCACCTACCTTGATGCTTGCAAATACAGTGTCCTCAAGGACAAAGATTGCATCATAAACTATTGTCTTTTCA